CCGGAGGTGTGGTTGTCGGTATCAAAAGCGTCCCCGGCGATGGCTTGCGGGTCGTAGGTGGCGGCTTCCATGTCGCCCGTTCCGGCCACGGCTCCGGCCTCCCAGCGGAGGTTCGTGGAGTTCCACTTCAGGACGTGCCCGTTGGAAGGGGACGGGGCGTAGACGTCAACGAGTTGGGAGAGGAAGCGGATGCCGCCCACTCCCGACGGTCCGGTGGGCCGTTTCTTGAGTTCCTCTATGACCTCCACCAGGCCCTTGACGGCGGACATCTCCAACCGCTCGTCACCGGAAAGGAGTTCCAAGGCGTTTCGGATGGCCTCCGGCTCCTGGGTGATGAGAGTGTTGAAGTCCGGCAGCTGGATGAGCGTAGAGGCGATATTCGCCGCTTTTTGGAGGTGTTCGTCCGTGATGACGGCATCCTTGCCGTCCCGGCCGTTTCGCACCTGCGAGAGGGCGTTTTTCGCGTCTGATTGGATTTTGGCGACGGCCTCGGAGAGTACTGCGTCAATCTGGGCCTGTGCGGCCGGTAGGGAGAGATAGTCGTGGCCAGCCTGCGGCGTGTAGCCGTCTTCGCCCTTCTCTCCGCGGATCATGCCCTGCTCTATGGCCGCCCTAACCTCCTTGACGTAGGAGAGGACCAAAAGCACCAGGTCGGCAAGTTCCGAAGGCTGAAGGTCCCGAAAATCCGACGGCTTGGCTTTTGAGACGGCTATTCGTTTGAGCAGTTCCTGTTCTGTTATGGGAGTGGGGTTAATTGCACACTGTGGATAAGTCCAGTTGCAGGGAAATTATGGCGGGAATAAACTGCGGGTGTCTTAATTATAGCCGCCTATTATGCTGGAAGCCATACTGTTCGGCCTGTTCTTGGGCCTTCTTGGGATGGTCCAAGTCATTATCAAGCCCTAGTTGGCAGACTGCCTCACGGCAGCCTGTCCGGCCGTCTTCCCGACGGCCTTGAGAAGCTGTCCGGCCTGACTTGAACCGGCCCCGGCCGCCTTGTTGATGAATGAGGCGGTTTTTGTGTACCCAACGCCGCTTTGCAGCAGGTTCCAGGCGGCGAACACGGCGGCGGCGTTCTTCGCCGACGTACCGATGTCGCCTTGGCCCGAAGCCGCGCCCACCACGCCGGCCACCGCAAGTTCTATGAGGTTGGAAAGTATGTGAGGCTTGGCCAGGTCGGAGGTGAGGCTGTTGCGTGCCGTTATGTAGTCGGACATCCGGCTGAAAAGGGAGGGGAGCCGCTCGTCGCTGCTCTGCACCAGTCCGCGCATGACGTTCGTGGCGGTTTTCAGCCCTATGACGCCCTCGGCGGTGGAAGTGTTGAGCCACTTGGCGCTCCCCAGGTAGGTGTTGTCTATGGACTTGCGGAGCTGGTTGAGCTGCGCGACCGATATGGTCTTGTTCTTGTTGAGCATGTCTATCGGCAGCCCGTTGACCATGGCTTCAACTTCCTTGGTTGAGAGCATGCCCTGGAACTTCTCCTGCAAGGAGGCTCGGATCTGCTGCTTGACGTCCTCGGACCGGACTTGAGCGGTGTTGCTGGTGAGTATTCCGGAAATCTCGTCGTCAGCCTCGTTGATGGCCTTCATGGACGTGTCCAGCATGGACTTCTTGGTTCCGGAAACGCCCTCGTCCAGGAAGCGCTGTGCGGGGGAACGTCCCTTCTCCACGACCTTCTTGGGCGTGGCCAATCCCTTGTCCATGAGCCTACGGGCGTTGTCGGAGGAGAACACGAGCTTGCCCAATTCTGCGAGGCTTTGGCTGGCGCCTCCCAACACGCCGCCGGCTATCGCCCCGGTTGGTGCGGCCTGCACGGCTTCGGAGACGGTCTTGTTCTCGCTCAATCCCTGGGTGAACGCGCCCACGCCGCCTAGTGCGGCACCTTGAGCCGCGGCCTGGCCGACGCGAGCGAGCCTTGTGGCGGCCGATGGGGCCTTCAAACCGACCGAACCGACGGAAAGGGCGAGGTTGCCGGCCGAGCCCAAGACCTCCCTGTTGGAGAGGTTGAGGCCGGGGTTGATGTCGCCTGCCGTCACGTCGGTGCCCAATGCTTTCAGCGTGCTGGCCAGCGTCTGCTTGCGCTGCGGGTCCGTAGTCTGCCGGTAGAGTTTCAAGAGCCTGGATGTGTTTTCAAGGTTCTGCGCTGTTTGCGTAGCTTGCTGTTGGGCGACGTTCGGCTGGAATAATGTGGATAACCCCTGGCCGAACTTTTCAATGCCCAAGAAGCCCGCGGCCTTCTGCAACACGTTGCGCTGCGGCTGTTGGGTCTGCGGGGCGCCTTCTTGCGCCTTGCGCCTAAGCTCCATCTCGGTGATCTGCTGGGGGGTGAAGCCCGCGGCCCTGGCCTTGTTGAATTGTTCGGGTGTTAGAGGCTGATACATAGCTACTTGATGGAGTTTAGGTATTGCTGGTACTCATCCTCGCCAGCCACAGGTCCGGCAGGGGCCGTTGCGCCGAGCGTGTTGAGGAAGTTGGTTTTCGTGCGGAGGCTCTCCTGCGAAAGCGTGTTCAGCTTGCTCATGATGACGTCCTCCTGGTCAGTGATGCTGGGGAGGAACTTCTCTAGGCGCTTGACTTCCTGCTCGGACACGGCTGCGCCGGACAGTGACTTCATGAAGTCAGCCTTCAGCTTGGCGAGCTTCTGTTCCAGTTCCATTTGTCTGGGGTCCGCTCCGCCCACCAGTTTCTTGAGGCCGAGAGTCCTACCGGCCACCGGACCGGTCTGCACGCCTGTCTTGATGAGGGCGGCGGCATCCTCCGCGAGCGATATGGTGTTGTCAAAGCCCGTTAAGGCGTCTGCTTGTGTTGCTGTGAGTTTCAGCGGCTTGCCGTCGGGCCCGGTGATGCCGGTGCTTCCCGTGACAGAGCCAGCCCCGCCACCGGAGCCGCCGCCGGAGCCGGAACTGCCGCGGTTTCCGATGACGCTTAGCGTGTTCATGCGTTCCAACGCCCTGTCCTCTAGGGTGAATTGCCGCTGTTCGGCCGCGCCCCTGGCGATGATCTGCTGGGCTATCTGCTGTTTGGTGAAATCGTCCACGTCCAGGGAGGTCAGCGACTGCATTTCCTCCACGGAGGCCATCCCGGAGGATATGGCGGCCAAGGAAAGCTCCCTCGTATAGGTCAATTCTTCCAGCTCGGCTTGGGCCTTGCGCTTCTGCGCGTCTATCAGCTGCGCTTCCTGGCCCTGTACGATGCCGTCCAGAGCCTGGTACTGCGCCAATAGGTCCTGGAGCTCTGCCTGCCTGTCCTCGGAGGCGAAACGGGCGGTGTCCATGGCTATCTGGCGTGCGGAGTCCAGGTTCCCCTGCAACGCCTGCACGACCAGCGCCTGGTTGCCCACTTCCACGGCCTCCTGGCGGGACAGTTCGGAGAGTTGCGCCCCCTCAAAGACCTTGGACTGGCCCTGCGCCCCTGATACGGCCTGCGCGGCCGACCTGAACTTGCCCTGCAGTTGCGCCAATCGGGTCGTGGCGTCGGTAAATTGCTTCAAATAGTCGTTCCCGCCCGCGTCCCGGAAGGCGTCGTCGTACGTGCCTTGCATATTTTGCGTATCCCGGGCCAAAAGCCGGTTCAAAACGTCGTTCCTGGACTCCACCTCCCTGGTCCGGACCTCTATGAGCCCCTCGTTGGCCTGCTTTACCACCGGCTCGAGCCTGCCCACGAACTCGGAAGGGGCCGTCGGCACGGTTGGCGGCGGCAAAACGACCGCCGGGGGCGCGGTGAAGGAGTCCACGGCCATCACGGGCGGGTTTTGGGCCTCCCTGACCTTCTTTGGGTCGTACCCGGGGAGGGCCGGGTTCAGACCGTTGTCGTATATCGCCACTTGTTTGTCTTGTTAATGCTTTACCTCAACGTTTCCTTGTTGTTCGTCTTGGAGATGACCTGCCTGACTTCCGGACGGCCGGCCTTGCCCCGCAATTCCACTTTCAGCTGGTGCCAGGTGCAGTTCTCGCCGGCCATGCCGAGCTTCTTGTGCTCGCCGTCCGCGGAGGTCATGGTTGTGGGTATCTTCTTGAAGTTATCAAAGCGGACCGTGGACGTCTCCCCGTCCACTCCCAGGCTCTCGTCCACCGTCACGGTGTAGGTCGGGGCGTCGTAGGTGACGGACGTGATGTGGCAGAGCCTCCCGGCGGACTGGCCATTTAGGATCTCCACCTCGTCTCGGTGCCCGGCGTCGTACCTGCTCTTTATCGTGGCAAGCCCCGTATCGGTGGAGGTGAAGACCTTCTCGGTGACGCCGCTCCAGGTCACGTCCACCACGGTCACGGGCAGGTCAACGTCCCGGGAGGTGCGGTACTTGATGACTATCTCGTCGCCCGTATCCAGTAGGGCCTTGATGTGCGCTGACTCCAGGGCGTCGGAGACGGAATTGGAGGGTATCTCGGTGGTGACGAAGTAGCCGTAGTTCTCGGAAGCGTCATCCAAATCCTCCATCCAGATGCCCTCGTCGTCGGCCGGGGAGTCCAGTACGCCGCCGGTGAGGATGCGGCCGTTCTCGTCGTCAATGACCATGATGGGACAGGCGCCCTGGCCGTCAAAATGGTGGTTGTTGGCAGGCGAGCATAGGTGCGTGAGGGAAAACGTGTTGATGTCAAAGGCCCAGAGGCCATTGGGGGTGCGCTCGCCCAAAGGCAGGCCGGTGGACGGGTCATGCCAGTTCGTGTAGATGAAAATCGTGTCGCCCAGCCTTGCGATGCCCTTGGGGTGGATGGGCCGGTTCTCGTTGTTTGGGTTCGTGGACTGGTCGGCGAATTGCGTCCCGTTGGCGAAGGGGAAGCGGGCGACCGTACGGAAGCCCACGTTGTTGAAAAGCCGTATCTCGCCCCTGTCAGTGACTATCAGGGGGATGTCGTCCAGCATCTCCATCGCCAGCACCGCCCTGGCGCCGACAGGGAAGGACTGCGTGTAGTCGGTAGAGGCGCATTCCCACTGGTAGACGTATGCCTCGTTGTTCTTGCGGGTGTAGGTGCCGACCCAGCCGGATCTGATGCCGGACTTGAAGCAGGAGGCGGTCATGGCCGCGTCTATGTCCATCGTGACGCTAGTTACTGCGCCCGAGCCTATCCCGCCGACGTAAGCGTGGACCTCCGAGCCGTCCAGCGCTATAAGGGTCTCCGCGCCGATGCGGGCGACCTCCAGGACCCTCGGCACGGTGGCCGTGGGGTTGTTGGACGATAGCGCGGGGTTGCCCCGGGCCGTCCACCAGTCGGAGGTGTACGTGGAGGTCAAGTCGTAGGCGTCCAAATCGTCCTGGTTGGAGATGACCAGCTGGCCCTGGAAGATGACGGCGTCCTCGGCCCTGGCAGGGCTCGCCGTCTCGGATGACCAGGACTCAAACGTCCCGGTAGCCGTGTACAGCGTCTGTTCGGTAAGGGCGAACAGCTCATTATCCTGGGCTGCCGTGCCCTGCGAAGCGAAGGCTAAGACCCTATCCCCGCCAAGCTGCGCTGACGTCGCCGTGCGCTTGAGGGGCCGCGCCAGTTTTATCTTGCCGGGATTGGAGTGCAGGTCCACGTTGAAGGACGACCAGATCTCTCCGGATAGGTCGCCGATGCCGGTCTGCCTTGCCAGCCCGCTTTCGTTTGGTATGGAAAATGTCGCCATTTATGCGGTGTAGAGCCCGATAAAGTAGTCCGTCCCGTCTATCGTGACGCGCACGCGGGAGTCGTACGCTTCCGCATGAACCACGTCGCCGCCACCTCCCGGAACGGCGGTCGTCTCGTTTAAGTCAGCAAGCGTCGTGTCCACCAGACCGGCCGCCACGGTGCCCTGGAAGACCCTGCGGCGCAGCGCCTCCACGAAAGCGAGGTCCCGCGCGTTGCGCAGGTCCGCCACTTCCGCTTCAAGCTTCCTGATGCGTTCGTCGCTCGTCATGTCAGTCCCTTTGCTGGTTAGTCCACGCGCCGGCCGCCCGTGCGAGCTTGGTCCAGAGCCTGGCGATGGTTGATGTGGTGGTGTCGGTCGCTGTCGCGGTGTCCGTGATTTTGGAGTCAAGGTTGCCGCTGACGGTATCCGTCCCCGTGACCGTGTCGGTGAGCACGGCGAACGGCGGGGTGACTACGACCATGTGGGCGACCCAGTCGTTGGTGGCCGCGTTCCCGCTACAGGACGCGTTGCCCGTGGCAGTCGTTTGGGCACGTGGGCCGGACGCGGCGGATATGTTCATCGTGCCGTCCCCGACATCCCATGTTTCGGTCCATGTCGGGTCATCCGTGGCAACGGCGTAAGCGCTGGTGCCGTTAGCCCCGGTCCTGGACAGCAGGAGCAACAAGAGGGAGTTGGCGTAGGTCGGCGTGACGCTGACGGCCAAGTCCGGCGTCTGGTCGTTGACGACCGAGGCATCCGAGGCTGACGTGGTGATGGGCGATTGCGGGTCGTGCCCCGTTATCCTCATCAGCCCGCCGACGTGGCTATTGGAGTTCTGGAACGTCCAGGTGAAGTTGGCCGCGGCGGCGTCGGCGGAGTCCGCAATCTTCCAGTACACGGTCTGCTGGAATGTGCCGTTGGTGTCCTGGTCAAGCTGCGTGAAGCCAGACGGGGGCGTGACAGTCCCGGCGATGGTGTAGGAGTGTATGGCGGCGACCATGAGGTCCCCAGCCGCAAGGCCGGTCGGCTTGGTGATGGTGATGGTCGTGGCGCCGGCTTCTACAGTTGTGGCTGATGACGCGATTGCTACTGCCAAGTGGGTGGGTGTTAATTGCTGGCTGTTATGCGAACTTGACCTTGTAGGTGGCGGCCAATGTCTCGCCGTTCGCAATCGTCTTGGTTGAGGTGAGGGCGCGGCCGAGCATCGTGCCGGCGGAAGCCGCGTTGAAGATGCCTATCTCTTCCACGACAACCGTTCCTGTTGCCGTCCAGGTCTTTGTCAGCTGAAGCGTGTCGTTCGTTTCGGTAGTTGTCGTGCGCGATACGGTCGCCGCCGCCCGTTCCAGTCCGTTGGTCGTGGTTTCCGCCTGCAAAGCGGTTTGAGACGAGGCGAAAGCGGTTGACGACGTGCCAACAGCCAGGTAGGTGAAAGGCGTGGCGGAGCCGTCCCCGGCCAAGAGCGCTACTTGCGCCTTGCCGGCGTTGCTGATGCCGTTCTTTATCCAGCCCGTGTCCCATTTGAGCGAACCGTCGGGCCTGCGGCACTCTAGCCTCACCTGCCCTTGTATCCCCATGTTGTCCATTAGTGTTTGGTTAATTACCTGTTGTCGTGAACCTTCGGGGCGAGGCGGGCCTTCGTCTGGCCGTCGCGCCTAGAGTAGAACTCGCGTATCCGTCCGCCCGTTCCCTCCACGCCCTCCCATTCCTGGATTTCCCGCTTCAAGGCGGGAAGCCCCGGGTCGTTGTTGCGCAAGGCGAGGGAGTAGGAGGCTTTCAACGCCAGGTATTCCTGGTGGATCCGCGGGACGCCGACCGTGGCCGTGGTGTCGGAGGTGTCAAAGTGCTCCATCGCCCGCCTATAGAGGACCTTGATGGTGCGGGTGGATGAGGACTGCGGATAGACGAACAGGGAGTGGCTGTCGTAGTCGTAGTACAAGGGCATCCCGTCGGTGGCGTACTGGGTAGCCAGAACCTCCTTGCGGTCGGCCTCGGCCTCGTCTATGGGAAGCAGCTTGACGTATGCCCCCGTGTCGTCCGTTATCTGGACCTCGTCAATCATCAAGAACGTCGTTTCCAGCGGGATGGACGCCTCGTTGCTGTTGAGCGTCGCCGTGGCTATCGGGAAGTCGGTGTTGGTCTGGTCGTCAAACTTCCACCGGCGGCTCGCCGTCAAGGCGATGTGCGAGTAGTCGTCCAGGGCGAAGTTGATGAGCCTGGTGGCGTCCTCTATCGAGAGGGCGTCCTGGCCGGAGACGAACTTCAGGTGCTGGACCAGCCCCTGGTAGGTGGACGTGTCATTGAACGTTACGCTCATGTGGGTTGCGGGTTAATTCGCTTAATCCCGCCCACCGGCCTTGTGCCAATGGTGGGCAAGGTAAAAGAACTAAGCGTCCGGGACGATAGCCGTCTCGTAGGCGCCGATTGCGGTCCGGCCCTCAAGCATCCAGCCGATTGTGTTGTCAATCTTGGTCACGGTGTAGATGTTGGTGGCGGTCAGCAGGGCTTCCTTGGTCCCGTCGCAGTCCTCCGAGTTGATTTCCTCGGCGGAAGACGCTGGGGTCCGAAGTTCGCTGTTGGCGGCGCCGGCGATGATGGTGATTTGGTGCCCGTTAGGAACGGAGGCTAGCGACGGCAAGACTGTGAAGTCGTTGACGCCGTTCACGTTCGCCCCAAGGCGGACCGCCCTCACTCCCGGCGGGATGGAGTTGATGCTGCTCTCGGAGTCATCCGGGGTCAGCGTCACGCTCTCCAGCGTCAGGCCCTGGAAATGCGGGTTCAGGCCATTTGGTGTTGCCATTAGTGTTGCCTTTCTTGTTGGTCCTTCGGGGGCCTAGCGCGTGACGCGCGACCGGTGGGGGTGCGCGTGTCCCGCTTCAGACCCCCGAAGGGGGGTTGTTAGGCGAGCGTGATGTCCACTGTCAGGGCGAGCTTCGGGGTCCATGCCTTGAAGCCGACGTAGCCGTACACGGCCACTTCCTTGCCGGTCTTTCCGGTCACGCCCTTTTCCTCAAACCTGATGCCGCGGGGAGCGGCGTAGGTGGAGACCTTCTTGACGCCGAACAGGCGGTGGCCGGCGTTGGTCCAGGTTGTGGAACCTGACACGGTGCTGGCCGCCTGGTCGTCAAAGGTGCCGGTGCGCACGACGTGGATGTCCACGCCCATGTAGGTGCTCATGAAGCCGTTCTTCAGCGCGGCATCCGCGAAGCTGAAGCCGTTGGTCGCCTGGGCCTGGAGGAAGCCAGGGACGTCGGTGTTCTCAATGACCAGGTAGAGGCCGTTGTACATGTTGGCGTACCCGGCGACCTTGGACACCAAGTTGCTCATGATGGTGTTGATGTTGGAAGCAGTTGTGAACCCGCCGGCCGGGGTGGTGTAGGTCCCGGTTCCCGCTTCAAGCAGGTTGTTCAGGACGTACTTGTCAATCGCGGCGGCCACGGAGTAGGTCATCTCGTCGGTGCGGGAGGCGAACAGGTCAAACCTGCTCATCGCTTCCTCAAAGTCGTAGATGTGCTCGGAGACGATGAACTCGTCGGAGACGGTCAGGGTCTCGTTGGTGGTCGTGAACGTCGCCGGGGTGTAGGTTCCGGCCAAAGCCTGGACCACGGTGGTCGGGGCCGAACCGTACGGCGAGTAGATGTAGCGGCTGTCGGAGCGGTCAACCATGCAGACTTTCTCGGCTACCAGCATGTTGCGCAACGCCTGATCCAGTGCGGCGAGGCGGTATTTGTCGCGGTAGGTCTGCGTACCGATTGTGTTTGCCATTTCTTAGGGGATAATTGTTTCTCCCCACCGGTTCGCTCTTTACTTGAAGCCCTTGCGGAGTTTCACGAGGCGTTCCAGGTCGGAGGGGTCATCGGGGAGTTCGCCGCTTTCCGCCTTCTTCAGGAGGATGTCGTCGGCGACCCTGTGCGTGCCCCGTCGTGCCGTTCCCGTGTTCGTTGCTTCCGCCGAGCGGCGGTGTTCGGCCTTGTCCGTCAGGATTGCCTTGACCACGGAGGTCTTGAGCGCCTCGGCCGGGCTGATGCCCTTGAGCCTGGCGTACTCCACTACGTCGTCTATGTCATCCTGCGGGACCTTGGCCTCCACGAACGCGTAGATGTCCCTGGCGGACAGCCCTTCCTGCGCCTTGGGCGCCTCCTTGGGCTGTTCCTTCGCCTTTCGCTCCGCTTTTTCCGCCCTGATGCGCTGGTTCTCGGCGATTTCCTTGGCCTTGGCCAGTTCGGCCTTTAATGCCTCGGCATCCTCGGTCACTTGCGCATCCTGCTGGTCTGAAGTGCCAGCGGCCTCCTGCTGCCCTTCGGCAGCCGTTTCTTGCTGAACTAAGGCTTCAGCGTTTTCCTGTTCGTTTTCCATAGGTCCTATCTTTTAGGTCCCGGGTACGGGACCGGTTAATTGGGTTATTTGGACGAGTCCTGCGCGAGCCTTTTCTTGGTCTGCTCCACGCTCTCGTCCTTGCCTCCGGCGAGAAGCTTCAGGGTCAACAGCTGCTGTTCTATGTGCTGGATGACCGTGTTGCGGGCCTTGATGTTGATAAGCGCCTGCTCGGGGGTCAAATCCTCAAGTTTCAGGGTCATCCACAGGTCAATGTTCTGGCCCAAGGGGATGTTCGGCTGGAGTTCCGGCAGGAAGACCTTTCTTAAGAGCATCAGCAGTTCGTCGTTGCCGGCGAACGTGTTCTTGATTAGCTCAAGCTCCAGGTCGCTGATGCGCATCTGCTGTCCGTGGCTCATTCCATCGCCTCCAGCTTCCGGTACATGGCGGCTTTCTTGCCCTCAAACTTCACCGGGTTCTGCTTGGCGTAAGCCTCAATCAGGGCCCGGTAATTCTTCTTGGCCTCGCTCTCGGGCTTGGGGGCTTCCTGTACTGCTACAGGTTCCTCGGCCGGGGCTTGGGCCTTCACTTGCTTTCTTGGCATATGTCTGTCTCCTTATTGGTTAATTGGAACTTGCATAGGCATGGCGGGAGAGCTCGGCAGGGAGGCGAGCTCCACCGGGCTGATGCCGCCAGTCTTTGAAAGTATCTTGTTGAACGCCAGCGACGCCTTGGGGTCCGAGAGGACCGCCGGATTGGTCGCCACGGTCTTCAGGACGTTGGAGAGGGTCACGGCGTCCTCCCTGTCCACGGACTCGCTGGTGACGTCCACCTCCAGGTCCCACTCAAGGCCCTTGAAGACTTCCTTCCAGGTCCTGTCATCCACGGCCGATGGCTTGAAAAACCGCTGGTTGCCGAGCGAGGACAGCTCTCCTTGCACCTGCGAGGAAATGGCCATCACGTCCGGTTGCGCGGCCAGCTGGCCCTTTAGGGAAGCGTCAATGATCTGCCTGTTGGCCCTTCTTGCGGCCTCGGCGGGGACGAACTTGGCGTCTATGCGGCGGATGTCGTGGTCCTCCAGGGTCGCGGCGATTTCGTCGGACGTGTCCATCTTCCGCTTGACGTGCGGGATGACGAACTCCCGGAGCATCCTCTCTATGGCCAGGCCCTTGTTCTCGGCCATCAGCTCAAAGAGCGAATGGCTCTCGGCCAATAGGGCTTCCGTCTGCCTCCAGGCCGACCCGGCCGGCTGGTTGAGACCCTGCATGGCCTCGGATATGCCGTTAATCTCCGCTCCCAGGGCCTTCCACTGCGAGGCGAAGGACTGGAGGGCGGTGATGTCGTTGGCGTTGTTGGCCAGGTGGGTCAGCGGCTGGTTCGGCTGGTGGACCAGGATGTCGCCCGTCTCCACGGCGGATATGGCGTTCTGCCCGGAGAACGAGGCGTCGGAGGTCTGGAAGACCATCTTGGAGGCCAGGTCAAGCTGGTCCTTGATGGCCTTGGCGGTGTGGTTGACCATCCACTGGGCCTCAAAGAGGTTCTGCACGGCGCCGATGGACAGCGTCTGGCCTTCCGCGCGGATCAGATGCGAGAGCATGTATGGGCTCTTGGCCTCTCGGCCGGATGCCAGGGTGTAGTCGTCGTATTCCCCCTTCTCCTTGCCCGCCACGAAGGAGACGACGTGCATCTGGTGGACGTACTCGTCCTCGTCCTTGTCGTTGCCGGTGAGCATGGACAGCGGCAGTTCGCCGTGGACCTCGTAGACCTCTATGTAGTCGTCCTTCTGGTCCTGGTTGACGTGCCCGTCCAGGGTCTTTCTGGCCTGCTTGGCCTCAAGGAGCTTCTCCACCATCTTGCGGTCGTAGCCCTTGCGGTTGCGCAGCTGACCGGCGGAGAGGTACAGCTTCTCTATGACCGGGGCGCCCTCAAAGTCCACGGTGTCGCAGATGACCCGGTTCCACGGCACGACCTGCGCGTGCAGGCGGCCGTCCTTCTCCACGAACTTGGCGATTGCCGAGCCGTAGGAGGCCAGGGTCAATCCCCAGTCGTTGAGGAACGAGCCGAAATCCTCGCGGCGCATCCATTCCTGCAGGTGCGCGGTGGCCAGGAAAGCGGCCAAATGGTCGGATGACTTGGCGGCCCGGACCTTGATGTGCCGCCTGTCCAGGTCCGTGGCCCGGTACCAGATGTTGCGGGCGGAAACGGCGATATTGAAGAAGGGCTTCTCCCTGCCCAGGGAGTCGGTGGGTCCGCTGACGTGCCTGGAGTTCAGGTAGGCGTCTACGCGGTTGATGGTTTCAAACTGCGAGGTCTCAACGTACTTGGATACCGTCGTGACGCCCGTGGTGTAGTCGGCTTCCGCCTTCCGCACCAGCTCGCAAATCCCGTCTTGCATTTAGTGGGGAGTTAATTGGCCCTTAGTTGTAGGAGATTGTCGCGTCCAGCGTGCCGCCCACGGTGGCGTACAGCCCGTTGACGAAGTTGAGGGGCTCGGGGAAGGTGAAGTTCTGCGGCCCGGCGGCGAAGGTGATGGTGGAGCAGATGACGCGGCCGTCCGGTCCGGACCCTGATGCCATGACGGTGGATGTGAAGGAGTAGTTGCCCAGCGTCTCGGTGGTGGCGATGGAGTTGCCTCCCGTGCCGGTCGCCCTGGCCCTGAATACCTGCGAGGTGTTGTCGTTGGTGGTGGCCACGACGGTGGCGTGCGGTTCCGTGCCGGTTGAGTAGTCGGTACCGGCGGTTCCGGACCCGTTCACGGCCTTCTTGATGTTGTCCAGGAACACGGCTTCGCTAGTGACCCAGAGTACCTGGTTGGCGACTGCGGTAGCCCCGGAAGCCTCGGAGAGCTCTATCACCGCGGTGTAGGTCCTGTCGTCCAGGGTGAAGGTCGCCGCTGCCGTGGTCACGGCCGGGTTGGAGTTGCCGGTGCCTCCGCCGAAGGTGGTGTCGGCCCAGGAGTGGTTGGCCATCGTCGTGGTGGTGGCCAGGGCGTTGACTGCGTTCGTGTAGGTGGTGTTACCGACGGCGCGGGCGATGATTTTCTGCACCGTGTCGGAGTTGGTGGTGGCGATGAAATACGGGTGGGCCTCGGTGCCGGTGGAGTAGTTGGTCCCGGCGGTCCCGGTGCCGTTGATGGCCAGTTTCAGGTTATCCAGCATGGCCGCCTCGTCCGCGCCCTTCACGACCTGGTAGGCGACGGCGTCCGCCCCATAGTTTTCCGAAAGCTCGTCCACGATGGTGTAGACGACGGACCCGATGGTCACGGTGGCGTTGGCGGTGGTGACGCCGGCGTCCGATGCCCCGGTGCCGCCTCCTAGTGTGGTATCGGCCCATGAGCCGTTAGTGAAGGTCTCTGTGGTGGCTGTGGCGTTCAGAGAGGTTCCAGGAACGCGTCCTCTGACGGTCAGGGTGGTTGCGTCGCTGGCGGTGGCCACGACGTTAGGATGCGCGACGGTGGCCCCGTGCGCCTGGGTCGCGGTGTAGGTGCCGTTGATGGCGTCCGCCAGGTTAGCTAAGAACTCCTCGGCGTTGGCGCCCATGCTCACGTCGTAAGCCTGGACCATGTTGCCGGCCGGGCGTGCCCGGTAGACAGTGGTGCCGATTGTTATGGTCTCCCCGGATACCACGGCGCCGGACGAAGTGAAGACGGACACCGGATGGGTGCCCGCGACCATCGCGCCGGTTGAGGTGAGTTCCGTCTGCCCATGGGAAGCCGGTACGCACGCTCCGGCCGAGGTCAGCGTGGTGGTTGCGGCGGCCCCGGACTCGGTGGAGTCAAAAAGGGCCAGGGTGCCGTTGGTGTGCGAGTTGACCGTGACGCCGTAGACCTTGCCGACGCCGGACTTGACCAGACCGCTCTCCGTGATGTTCTTAAACAGCGCCCCGGATACTTCTGCCATTTGTTTTGCTTGGGTTAGTTTCTAAATGCCCTATTTACCTTGTTGAATTAAGCGCGGCCCTCTCCCTGTTGCGCGTGAAGCGCGAAGCCTGCTCCCGAAGCGCCCTAACCGCTTCCTCGGACTGGCCGGGCAACATGCGCTCGCGGATCACGAAGTACATGCGCATGACCAGGCAGTCGGAGCTGTCGGGCGACCGGCCGAGTATCTCCCTGACTTCCTCCTTGGCTGTCGGCATTCTCTTGCCGTCGCCCTTGGAGGTGTCCTGGTAGCAGGAGAGCTCCTCTATGACCCACTCCTTCTGCCGGCCGGTGCAGCGGGAGGCTATCTTGTGGTTGTTGACGTGGTCCGCGAGCTGGAACACGCACTGGCTGCGGAGGTTCTTGTAGTCGGAGACTAGCGGTGCATCTGCAGTATAACTGACGTTTGGCAAGCGGACAATGTCCCGGTCGGTTTTTATCGGCTGGAAACTGGACTTGAAACCTATTATCCCGTCAAGTAGCGAGCTGGAAGCCACTCCCGCTCCCACGCCGATGGCGTCCACGGCGATATGCGAGTAAGGGATGCGGTCGGCGGCGGCGATTTCCCTCACCTTGTTGATGACGCCTTCCGTGTTCAGCCTCTCGTATTCCTCCCTCCGGTATTCCTCAAGCCCGTCCCATAGGGAGATGACCGTCCGGTCGCTCCCGTCATCGGCCACGTCCACGGTCATGTACTTCTGGCCGTCCTTGGCCACGGCGTTGGAGAACATGTCCACAAGGCAGTCATAGCGGAACAACGCTCCGGCGTTCTCCACGTACTCGGCCAGGAACTCCTGCCGGTAGGTGTCGTAGTCCAGCTCCGCCTTGGCCTTCTCCAATTCTTTTGGGTCAACGTGCGGGTTGTCGGCGGTGGTGAAGTGGAAAGCGGCGAAGTCGGCGTCCTCCTCGGCCATCTTCTCCAAGCGGCGGAGGTTCGGGTTCTCCTTCTTGGGCGTGCCGATGAAGTGGGCGGACCCGGCCGTGTCCGTGAGCGCCGGCCGGAATATCTCCTGCCAGCCTATGAAGAAGTCGCGCATGGTGTCGGTCTCGTCAAACACCACCAGCCACGCCTTCATTCCGCGGAAGTTCTCGCGGTTCTCCCAGCCCGCTATGTAAATCGTGGAGTGCCCGCCGTCTTGTGTCGGTACCCTCATCTCCAGCCTGGACTCGTTGGCCTCGCCTATCCCGGCCAGCCTGGACTTCAGCGCCTCCCAGATGATGCTTCTAGCCTGCTTCTGGGTCGGGGCGATGTAGAAGATGTTGCGGCCCTTCCCGCTGACGGCTTCAAAGGCCATCTCCTCAATCTCCAGGGTGCTCTTGCCTGAACGCCTGCCGGCCCTGATGACCTTGAACCTGGCCTTGGACGCCACTACCTCCCGTTGCCTATCGTGCAGCCGCATCCGCATCCCGGAAGGCCGGGTCAAACGTTATGCGTATCGGCTCGCCTCCCTCGCCCGTCACCTGGGACGGCATGGACTTCAGCTGCAACTTGTTGATTTCAGCCAAGGCGAACATCCGGTCCTTCTTGTCCTTTGACCGGATGAACTTCCCGATTTCCTCCCACCAGAGGTCCTGGACGCCTCGGACGCGGTCAAGAAGCTCTGCCTGGTCCCAGAGCTTGGGTCTCCCTGCGCCCGGTCTTGCCCCGCCGTTCTTTCCCATCTGTGATTTGGTTACGGATTTCAGTTTCTCGGCCTGTGGATAATTCGTGCCGAGACTGCGTATTACTTAGTAAAACAGGCAACTTGTACGGAAGATATCCGCCTGTTAGGATATATGCGTAAGGGATGGAAGCCCGCCCCGGATGGAACGTAACAGGGAGTAATCCCACGGCCTAGCTACAAGCAGTACGGCCTAGGAGGGTGAAACCGGGTTTGCCGGATGGGGCGGGACCTTACGAACTAGTCATTAAAAGCATAGCAGATGAAAAACACGGCAACAAGCAAGGCGGCGGTCCAGGCGGACATCTTCTCCGGCAAGGCCAGGAGGGTGAAGGTCAAAACTAAGGTCAAGCTCTGTTCCTGCGGCAGGAAGACCCACCACGTCAGCGCCAGCATGTGCGAGAGCTGTGACCCGGAGATATAGACCTATGACCGATAAACAACGAGAGTATCTGGATGACGTGCTTTCAATTCACGTCTCCAACTGCTGCAACGCCAAAGCCTATCTTTTGGGCGACCAGGCGTACTGCCGAGGGTGCGGTATGCCATGCGAGGCGGTTACGGAAGAAGGGTAATTAACCAATAACGAATGCCAAGAAAACTATCCCCCTCCCGCGACGAGTTCCGCGCCCTGCGCCGGGAGGCCAAGAAGGAGGGCAGGGCGAAAAGGGTGTCCGTGTCATTGCGGCCTTCCGCAAGAGCAAGGCTGAACCGGCTGAAAGAGATTGTGGGCGTAGACGACCAGAGCATGGCCGTAGACCTGGCGTACATCCGGGCGTGCGGCCGGCTTGACTAGCAATTAACAAACGAACCCATGAAATACGCAATCAGCTACCGACACCTCCACAAGAGGGAGCAATTCCCATGGCTGGACTACGCCGTACTGGCGGTCCTGCTGGTCGGCCTGGCCTGGTCGGGGTGGAAGTAACCCCGGACCAGGCTCCCGGCATCGCCTATCTCTTGTCCCTCCTGCCGATGGACACCGTGAAGGTCAGGCCGCCGTCCTTTGTTACGGCATCAAACAGGACCTTGACGGCTATCCCGGCCAGTACCAGGAGAATGTCAGACATTTACATCTAAACCTCTGGGGAAAAGAGAAAAGGCGAAGACAGGAAGATCATACGACGAAGGACGTGAGTGATCATTAACAAACTCCGCCGGTAAGTCGTTGGGTGTCAGTCAGATACCGTGTGGGTATTTCCTGGTCGTACCGACAGGCCAGAATGCGGCTCCGCGAGCCGTGATTTCCACAGCCGTCCACATGAGTACGCAAATCCTGCCTCTTGCGGGAAGCTCCCTGAACAACCGAAAGTGTGCCTTGGGCGCAGGGCGAGGTGGACAGGAATCCACACCAGAATCCTGCCGATAGCTACGCTGGTTATCGGTGGGCGTATCAACAACTGGTTAAGCTGGGCCTGATGTCCGGATACAGAGCACCGTACTGCAGGGTCATATCCCTGCCGCCTTGCGCCGAGGGCACAACAACAAGGAGGAACGATGGACCGATACCAGCAGCTTCGGGAGCTTCCATTCGTGGTCGTTGCCCAGGCGCTGGGCATTGACGCGGCGAAGTTCAGGCCGAGGAAAGGCGGGAGCGAGTGGTCAGGCCCGTGCCCCGTGCACAACGGCAAACGGAGCAACACGGCTTTCAGCTACAACGTGGACGGCGCCTGGCACTGCTTTTCCTGTTCAGCGAAGGGCAAGGGGGCGATAGACCTCTGCATGGCCATCAGAAAACTGGGCTTCCAGGAGGCCGTCCGGGTCCTTGAACCCTATGCCGGGGCCGCCATCGTGGCTCAAGCTCCGAAGGTCATCCCGGCCACCAGGACGGCGCAGGAGCCGGTCACGGAGAACCCGCCGTTCCGTTCCACCTACGGCAAGTACTTCAAGCCCCACCCGTGGCTGGAAGAGCGAGGCATCAGCCCGGCCACCTTGGAGCGGTACGGGTCCGGCTACTACGAGAACCCAGCCAGGAAATCCACCTACAACGGCTCCCTGTTGCTCAAAATCAGCCGGTACAGCGACGGCGAGTGCGTCGGCTACCTTTCCCGCAACGTCGGGGAGATAACCGCTGACAAGCCCAAATATCGCTTCCCGGAGGGTCTCGTGAAGTCCCTGGAAGTGTTCGGAGCCTGGGAGCTGAAAGAAGATAACCGGCTCCCGTTGCGCATCGTCTACGCCGTGGAAAGCCCGCTGTGCGTCATGGCGTTCCACCAGAAGGGCATCCCGGCAATCAGTTGCTACGGCTGGACCATCAGCCCACAGCAGGCCGACATCATCAGCCAGATAGCCAAGGGGTGCGTGTTCCTCCCCGATAGGGACAAATGGGAGGAAGCGAACCCTTCCGCCCTCATCAGGAAGATGTGGGTCAAGATGCCGCCCATACCGGACGGCGTGGATGACCCCGAATACCTGACCCGCGAGCAAGTCCTAGCCCTGACCTCATAGGCCCAGGGCTTTTTCTTATCCCCAGAAAACCGAAAATGCCCATGTGGACAATTCGTGCCACACACACGCAAACGCTAGGAAATACCGCAACTTGTACCAAGAATATCCGCTTGCCATAATTACAGCGTGGACGGGGGAGAGCGTGGCGACAAAAGATACCAGTTCGCCTCCGCCTCCCTGGTCCGCAAGAAAACCAATCCCGGCAAGCCCAGGCCAGCAAGCCTTGGGACACCCTCCAAGAGCCAGAGCTTCAAGCCACGGCCAAGCCGGGAGCAATTAACGAGAAAGGAGTTCATGTGACCCAAGACAACAAGCCCTTCCCGCCCAGCCCCTACAAGCCCATCATCGGGAGCCTCACAAGCATCCTGACGCTCCAAGCGATAGCCCTCGTAGCGGCGATAGCGGCCATGGCCCTGGACAGGGCAACGTGCAATTAACCCGAAACACCATGCGATACGTCATCCTCACCGACGAGGAAGCCAAGTTCCTGGGCGAAGCCCTCATGTATCAGGTCACTTACGTCACCGAAATGTCCGACAGCGAGAAGCACACGGCATCGGACATCCTCCGCAAGCTAGCCACCAGAAGCTAGCAAGCAAGCCGACCCCGGAAGCCATCCGGAAAGTCGGCCAGCCCATCCCCCATACCTGAATGCAGCCCCATGGCCCGCAGGGCCATAGCGGAGCATCCGGCGAAGCCGGAACAAAACGAAAGCACCCCTAAAGGGTGCTGTCTTCATTTGGCCAAAGGACCGGGCAGAGCAGGCGTCCCGGTAGGGCGCCGAAACGGAGCCGCACCAGCGGATACCCTAGGCGACCGGCATCGCCGCCATGTAACCAGCAGGTTCCCACTCGGCACAAGCCGGCAAGGGCCCAACAAGGAGCCCTTGACCGGCGGCACCTCGCGCCATTCCTTCCTGCCTACGAAGTCTGCCTGACGTCGGGATTGTCGCCCCGATGGGGCCCGGCCCCAAAGCCACCATCAGCATAGCAACGGGAAACCGCAAGGGACAGCAACGCAAAAACTCACACCAAAGAGTTTCTATTTTCTTTCTATTCCAAGATCCAAATAACCAAAACAAACCAACCAGACACAACAGCAAACAGCAAACAAAAACGAACAACAAAGATACCCATCACAATCGTTCACCAGCGTACCTAACCATCAACCTAAAAGAGTGCGCCTTCGGCGCAAGAGTCGCCCCGCCGGTTTTTCCGCCCCCAGCCGAGCGCGGGCGCGAGGAGGCCGGCAGGCAGGCGCTAGAAGCGCGGACCCGAACGCCGACGACAGGTCGGCCACCCTGACCCAACGCGTAAGCGCGAGCCGCAAGGCGATGGTCCGTAAGGACTTGGGGGAGGGTGGCCGACCTCGTAAGAGGCGGCGGAAGGGTAGCAAGTTTTGGCTAACGATAGCCAAAAAGCCAGGTCCGGCCGTAAGCGCCGGACATCCCAACAGTTAGCTCTCCCGTGGGGAACTGCCGATGGGAACTTCCGTTAGGAAGCGATTTTCCTCGGCAGGAAGCTGTCTATCGGCTTGCCGGCGGCAGGAGAGAGCGGCGAAACGAGCACGGGGCCGAAAGGGTCGGACAGGACCTCGGAGTGCCTGGCGACCAGGAAGCGCTCGCCGGTCTTGAGCCGGTCAAACGTGTCCAGCAGGAAGCGGGCGCGGCGGTTGACCTGCTTGCGTTTTTCCTCCGGCGGGTAGGTGAAGCCGTAGCGCTCGAACTGCAGGGTCCAGATGACGCGGAAGTACTTGCCCGGCTCCTTGCGGGAAAGCGCCAGCCAGCCCTTCACCTGGTCCTCCAGCTGCTCTAAGGTCTTGGTCCCGCGGTCCACCTCGAAGATGAACCACTGGCCGCGGTACAGCATGCGGCCGTCGAAGTTCGCGCCGCCGGAGCGGTAGGACCCGTAGGCGTGGCGCTCGTCGGCTTGCCACTGCCAGTCCCAGTACTGCAGGCCGTCCGGCTGGCTCGGCCAGTAGGCGACGTAAAGGTCCATGCAGTCCAGCTCGTGGAGGACCTCGTCGTGCCTCTTGATTTCCTTGATGCCCGGCTTGCTCCAGATTGTCGGCTTGTAGCGGCTCTCTTTGGGGTGCTTCTTGGCCAGTCCCTCGGCCTCAAGCCGCCGCAGTAATTTGACGACGTCGTCATAGGCGTCCGGGTACTCGTGGGTCTTCCCGTACTTAGTCATCAAAATGGGTCTTGCGTTCGGGCTGGGCGGGCACAACCTGGCCAGTTGCCTGGCGGTGGCGTACCTGACGCTCTCCAAGGCCCGGAGCACGATTTCCCTTCTGGTCACGGCGGCCTCCTGCTTTGGAAGCGGTTGCCTGAAAACGAGCATTCATTTCCTGTTCAACGTCCCTCCTGGGGTGGAACCACTCGTGCGAGCAGACCTTCTCCAGGAATGACTTAATTACTAACGAGGGCACGTCGGCGTCTGGTACGTCCACCAGCTCCGTTATCCTCGGCGGCGTCTTGCCGACGCGCACGGCGGCCGTCTGCTTGGATAGGCCCCCCAGCGAGAACGAGACGTCGCGGTCGGACAGCTTGCCGCCGTAGCCCATGTCGCCCATCATCAGCCGCCGGTCGGACTCGTTGTTCGTGTAGAAAAGCACCTTTGTCTTGGCCGACGAGCGGACGGACGCGAGGATGCCCTTGTCCTCAATCTGGTCAAAGTACTGGTGCGAGAGCGTGAGCTTCAGCGGCGTCTTGCGCTTGAGGTCCAGCATCAGGCGGATCTTCGGGGTCATGAACTGGCCGGCCTCGTCCAGGTAGACGTAGAACGGCCGGAGGTTCTTCGCGTCCGAACGGCGGAAGGAGGCCGAGACGGCCCGGTTGATTTCGTTGATGACGAGGGTGCCGATGAGACGCGCGGGCATCGTCTCGCTTTCCCATACGCGCTGGCCGTCCAGGTCCACCAGCACCAGCCAGCCGTCGGCGACCATGAGGTCCCAGGGGATGGGCGGCATCCTGCTTCCGACGAACGGGCGCAACGTGGGGTCCTTAAGCACGTTCACCCGGTTGATGGTGGACTTGAACTCGCGGTACTCCATGAGGCTGCCGAACATCGCCTCGGCCAGGTAGCGGCGGTCCAGCGACAGCGGCGGCAGGGTGTCCAGGATGTTCTCTTGCGCGTCCCGGAACTCCCCCCGGGCTTCCCGGTGCATGAACCAATGCACGTCGGCCAGCGTGAGGCGGGCGGAGTGCAGGGCGTGCAGGACGGCCGGCAGGTAACGCTGGATGCGCGGCGTCTCCACGTCCTTGCTGTCCCAGAGGATGCGCATGGCGTCCATCAGCCCGCCGATGGGGGCGGTGTGGAACGCGGAATGGCGCAGGGGCTGGATGACCGGGAGCGTCCGAAACCAGTTGGCCGGGCTTATCCAGCAGACCTTCTCAAAGCCGACCTTGCAGCACCACTTGAGCAAGCGGCGGGCGGTGTCCCCCGCCTCGCCCGGGTCAATGACGCAGGCGCCGTACCCGCGCTCCACGTCGCCGCGGACCAGGAGCTCCAGGAACTTGGACTTGCCCTCGCCGGGGCTGCCCAGGACGTGGATGTGGCCCTCGCGCTCCTCCTCGGAGAGGATGACCGGCGAGCCGTCCGCCTGGTAGCCTAAGAGCCTAGCCGGCCTTCGCCTCGTCGCCCAGTTCGCCAGGAGCCGGGATGACGTCGCCGACATTGACGGCGTCGGCTCCCGGAACTTCCCCAGCGTCCTCCGCAACAGCGCCGACGAGACGTCGTCCAGCTTCGGTCGCTCCATGGCCGGCCTCCAGCTCGTTGACCATCAGCTCGGTTCGGGCCGCGTACAGCACGGCGTCGGCGTTCGCTTTCATCGTCCGGATTTGGATGTCCAGGTCCTTCTCCTTGAGCGTGATGGTCTGCCTGGTCTGCGCCTCCATCACCATGATTTGCGCCTCGGCCCTGGCCATCTCCGCCTGGCGCACGACCTCCACCTGCCTTCGGATCTCCATCATGGAGGCGACGTCCAGGCCCTCGTGCCCGGCTCTGGCCACCAGCTGGATGTGATTGAGCGTGTCGGCCTCCGACCGGATGACGGAGTGCTGCTGCATGTCGTTGCTGTTGATGGTCTCCGAGGAAAGCAGCCAGTCAAACCAGCGCTTCCGGGAGAACTGGCCCTTGGAGAGGTCGTTGAGCCTGCGGGCGATGGGCGAGATGAGGTCCCAGTATTCCGGGAACTTCTCCAGCGCCTTGATTGCCAGCGAGGCGTCGTCAACGAGCTCCAGCTCCTCCGGCGTGTAGTGAGCGAGCATCTGTGGGCTCTTCTTGAGCCTCTTGCCCATCTCCTCCAGGGTCATGTGAACCTCACTTCCTGATGCCTAGCGGGTCTTCCCTCGGCGGTTCGGGAGCCGGGGGCGGCGGCGGTGGTGCGGCTGCCGGTGGCGGCGGCGTGACCTTCATCCGGCGCATGGGACGGGTCGGCGAGACGTACCAGGTGAACCACCAAAGCAGGGCGAAGACGGACGCGATGAACGCGGTGCGCGTCCAATGCCTCCGAACGTACGCGGGAGCCCACTGGGCGACGAGGGCGTCCAGCGTCTTGTTGACCTCAAACCGCAACTTCTTTGTCTCCTCCTCGTCCGGAGGCCACTCGTCGGCTGCCTTGCCGGCCTTCTGGACCCAGTCGTACATCAACTTGAAACGGTAGTTATCCTTGTAGGCGCTGACGACCATGTCCGGGGAGGGGCCGAGGATGACGACCCTGGCGGTGAAGGCCGCCCACGCCACGGCGAAAGCGACCATCAAGAGCCTCACCCAGCCGACGAACGTCCTGTGGGCCATGCGCGAAAAATAAACGAGCACAGCGCACAAAACCAGTCTTGTAAGGTCTGCTGTTCGCCGATATAGTCTGGGGTTTGTAGAGCCTCTGGCCGGGAGTTTCTGGGACTTTCGCGGCCCTGCAGCCTGGGCATTTTGCCCGGCCGGCCCCCTGGCCGCAGCGTCTGGCTACGAACCAGGAGGTCGCACGTTCGAGTCGTGCAGGGCGCGCCAAGCATCACCCCCAGAACAATTTACCGGCAGGAGGCGAAAGGGCATGGACCATGTCAGAGCCTCTGGCCGCGCTTTTCTCCGAGTTCGTCAAGGAACGCAGGTACCTGAAAGCCGTCTCGCCGAAGACGGAAGTCTGGTACTGGACCGCCTGGAAGGCGTTTGAAGGTGCCGTCGGCCCCGGCCCCTTGGACAAGCCGCGGCTGCAGCGCTTTGTTGTGGCGCTGCGCGACCGCGGCCTGAACCCTCGCTCGGTGAACAGCTACCTGCAGTGCATCAACGCGTTTTCCTTGTGGCTCCGCGACGAGCACGGATTGGAGGGCGCCAGGCTGCCGCTCCTGAAAGTGCCCTCAAAGCTCCCCAGGACGTTCGGCGACCGGGAACTGCGCCTGCTGCTCTCGTACAGGCCCCGGACGCCCCACGAGCGGCGCACTCACGCGCTCGTGCTCACCCTGATTGACACCGGATGCCGGATTGCCGAGGCCCTGAAGCTTGAGCCTTCGGACGTTGACATGGACAACCTGTTGCTCACGTTCCGCGGCAAGGGGGGCAGGGAACGGAAGGTCCCGTTCTCGCCGGAACTGCGGCGGGTGCTTTACCGGCACATGAAGGGCAACGCGGGGCCGTATGTCTTCTGCTCCCGCAACGGCACGGCCATCACCCAGCGCAACGCGCTGCGCGACTATTACCGGCTGAAGGAGAAGGTGGGACTGCCCCACGCCGGAGGGTTCCATCAGCTTCGGCACACGTTCGCGACTGGCTACCTACGCAACGGCGGGGAAATCGTGCGGCTGTCACGGCATCTGGGCCACTCCCAGCTGTCCACGACGATGAAGTACGTCCACCTGGCTACGGAGGATCTTCGGGAGACGCACCGGAAGGTGTCTCCCCTGTCCCGGCTGGCCTAATAGTCTCGCTTCCGTCGTCGTTGAACACCACGGTTTCGCCGGGGTAGATGATCTTCCCAGTTCGGGTCAATCCTGGAGACGAACCCGTCATCTCTTTGTTCCCTTTCGGACGCGTCAATGACATAGGCGACCAGGCGCTTCAGCTCGGAAAGCTCGGACAGCTTCCTGTCCAGCTCCTGCCCTATGATTTTGAGTATTTGCTCGTCCATTTTGTCTTTGTCTTGTCAGCCCATTTAGACGACCACGTACGAGATGTCAGGGTGGTTAGCCAAAAAGGTGGCCTCCAACAGCTTGCGCTTGAGCTTGGCTTCCGGCGTCCAGTGGCCCTTGACCTCCACGAGCTCCTTGCGCCCGTCGGCGTAGCGCACCATGAAGTCCACGATGTAGGTGCAGATTTTCCGGTCATTAACGATAAGGGGGAAGCGCACCTGGCGCTCCCAGCTTTCCACGCGGTCACCACCCTGGGCACGCATCATCATGTCCAGCCTGCGGGCGTATTCCGCCTCGCGTTTGCTGTCGTACTTCAGGCCGTTGTATTCCGTCCGGACGTTGCCGAACTTTGTCCTTCTTGGGTATGGCAGAAACCTGGTTGGTTAATGGCAGTTTCTACCGTCACACGGGTAGCCCAGCAATCCCTTCGTGCAGACGTGGCCGTTGTTGATGTAGGTCAGGACCAAGTTGATGAGTGTCTTCATAGCGTTATTACTTGTTCGCTTATCTCCTCCAGTCTCGTGAGGCTCAATTTCAGCCCCAGGGAGGCGTCATTGTCCCCGCCGGGGGTCAGGGCCGTCTGGGAGGCAATCGCCTCTCTGAGGGCCGTTTTCTCAACGACGTAGCCTATCCCGGCGATGATGAGGTACTTGTCGGCCCCGGAACGTTCCAGAGCCTGGCTTTCCAGGTAGACGTTGCCGGTGACGTGCCACTTGCGGTCACACTTGACCTCCCACTTGGTGCCGAAGGTGTCTATCAGGTCGTATTCCCTCCGGCCTTCAAGCCCGTTCTGGAGGTTGTAGCGGGCCCTCGCCCTGCTCCCCTTCATGGCCCAGTAGCGTTCAATGAACAGCGGGGCGATGCCTTCCTCCACGATGACGTTCACGGCCTTGTCTATGGCGAACTGGTCAATCCTCGCGTACACGGGAGTCGGCCTTTCCGGTCCTCTTGTCCAGGAGGGCCATGGCCACGTCGGCCACCGCGCGTTCCAGCTCGGTGAAGCGGTCGTTGGACACCCATAGTCTCTGGTGGTCGCCGCGGACCTTTTCTAGTACCGGCATCAGCTCGTTGAGGATGTACAGGCTTTGCGCGTCCAGGCGCTGTTCAATAGTTTCAAACCTTCTTTGCAGTTGCTCTTCTGTCATGCGGTAAGCGTAACGTCAGCAAAAAAATCTGGCAAAGCGGTGGAAACGCTATGGATCAGCGGTACACAGCCTACGTTTTCCACAGTCAGGGTTTTCCCCAACGTGCTCTTAGGGTTTCCCTTGCGTTATCCACAACATCATTACTTACTTTCTTTAACTCCTTACTTCTACTACTTACTCTACTTACTTCTGGAAGCACGTGCTTAGCACTTGCTACGCACTTGCTACACGGAGGGTATAAAGTCGGCACAATCCGGTCTTTTTGCTGCTTTTGATACTTGTTCCAGTTACATAAATGGACGAACTGTTCTTCCGACCGGCCCGCATACACATTGACGCTTTCCAGGTGCCGTGAGCACTCGCTTAGCATCTGCTTAACATCTGCTGAACTCGTATCATCAAACCCGAAAACCAGTCTCCGAAGGCTTGGCGGGTCTGCCCGGAGGTAGCCCTCGTCGTCGGCGTTGGAAATCATCCCGATAAACAGGAGACGTGCGCCGTGGGAGAGCTTGTTGAAGCCCGGGTCTTCCCAAATCCCCGGGTCAACCATTCTCTTTCTTGCCATATACAAAAATGGGTTAATTGTGTTTTTACACGACCACCTCGCAGTCCTTGTGGAACCGGGGTCTTGGGATCCACGCCAAGATGGCGAACCTTTTGGGAAGGTCAAAAATCCGGAAGGACTGCGGGGAGGGTATGTAAAAAGGGCTGGTCACAGACCAGGCTCATCTTGAGAAAGCCTGGCCTATAATCAACCCTTTTTAGTCTCAAGATGATTGTGTGATACGCAACCTTACAGATACATTTTGCTTGCTAATAATTTTACTGTCAAATGTGGATAAGAGCTTGTGAGGTAACAGGCTGACGGGTTTGTGGATAAATCAGGCCATACGTGCGGGAACGTTAGGGAAACAGCCAAGTTGTACTGGAAGTATCCGCTTGGTACGATGCCTATGAAAGGTCGGCAATTAAGGGAAAGGCAACAACTATGGCAAACGTCTTGAGATACGCGTTCGGAGCCGTCATGGGCGTTCTGGTCACGGTCGCGGTGTTCGCTGACAGGATTGTGTAATTAACTTCAAAAGAAATGCGCACGCAATACAACGAGAGGGAGCACAAGAACGAATGGGTCCTTGAACGCTGGTACGAGAAGACCGTCCACGTGTTCGGCTGGATCTGGGCCGTGCTGTTCATGCTCGGGTTCTTGTACGGGTTCTTTGACGCTCTGTAAGTAATGAGGCCGGGGACGTCGGCGCCTCGTCGGTGTCCCCGTACTTTGGGAGATTGAGAGAATGACAGATTTGAAAGACAGGGCGGTGCGGATAAAGGGCAAGGAATACGTCCTGGTCAAGGACAGGGTGCTGGCGTTCAACGAGATGTATCCGCACGGCAGGATTGAGACGGAACTCGTGAAGTCCGACGGCGACATGTTCGTGGTCCAGGCCGTAGTGACGCCGGACGTCCACCAGCCGGAAAGGATTTTCACCGGGCTTTCCCAGGCGGTGGTCGGGCAGGGCGAGGTCAACAAGACCGCCGCGCTGGAGAACGCTGAAACTTCGGCCGTCGGACGCGCCCTGGCCTTCATGGGCATCGGGGTTATAGAGAGCGTCGCCTCGGCCGATGAAATGTGGAAGGCGACAGCCAGGCCGTCAGGCGCCCCTCGGGCCATGACCGACAAGTCACCGGACCCGGAGGCCGACAAGCAAGCATTAAACGAGCTGATGTAATCGTATGGAAGACAAGGAATATAGCATCGGCGCTTTCTGGCGCAAGGAAGGGAAGTCCGGCGTGAAGTACTGGTCTGGCGTCCTGGAACTCCCCGGCATGGACAAGATTGAGGTTGTTGCGTTCGCCAACACGCGCAAGCAGGAAGGGGAGAAGACCCCGGACATCAGGATGTACAGGTCAAAGCCATTGAAGGGCCACCTGGAGGGCGAGGCGAAGCAGGAAGCGCCGGACCCGGAGGCGGCCGACGTGCCGTTCTAGCCTATGGAGAACCCAATCCCCGGAGCCATCGTCCAGGTCAAGACGATGGCTCGGTCGGTCCGCATAACCTTTGACAGCCAGGAAGTCCTGACCCCAGCGCAAATGGCGGAGCTGTTCGCCCTCTACGAGAGGGTCGGCTGGTTCTTCTTTTTGGACGGCAACAGGCCCCTGGACGTGGACCTGCTGTCCCTGCCGGACCTCAAGCCGGAGGAAGGCCAGAAGTCCAGGGCTGTGCGCCTCCGCAACACCCTATATCGGGTCTGGGAGAGGGAGCACAAGGGGAACCCCAAGAGCCTGTATTCGGAAGACAGCGACGCGCACTATAACCACGTCTTGGACAGGCTGATAGACAAGTACAAGGAACGGCTGGCGTAGATCTCGCAACTCGTTGAACGAGCCGCCCTTAGGGGTGCGGATCCGCGGCCAAATCGACCCTTTACACAGACACCTTCCCCTGCTATTCTCGTCGTTCAGTGCGCCTGTAACCCCTTAAGAATGAACACCTTCTCGCAACCAAGATTCATAGACCTGTTCTGCGGAATCGGTGGCATGCGCCTCGGTTTTGAGGCCGCCGGAGGTGTCTGCGTCTTCTCCTCCGACTGGGACAAACACGCGAACCACACGTACGAGGTCAATTTCGGAGAACGACCGTTCGGCGATATCCGAAGCGTCCCTTCCATTCGGATTCCACAGCACGAGATCCTTGTCGCTGGTTTCCCGTGCCAGCCGTTCTCAATCTCCGGAGTGGTCAAGAAGGCCAGTCTCGGGAAACCTCATGGGTTCAAGGACAAGACTCAGGGGACCCTGTTCTTCGAGGTCGCCCGGATCATCAGCGACATGCGGCCGGAGGCTTTCGTCCTTGAGAACGTGAAGAACCTGGTCGGACACGACAAGGGGCGTACGTTTCGGACCATTCACGACACATTGGCGGACGAACTCGGCTATGACGTCCACTTCAAGGTGCTGGATGCCAAGCCCTATGTGCCCCAGAATCGCGAGCGCATCTTCATAGTCGGGTTCAAGAATCCGCGGCCCTTCACCTTCCCTGTACCGCCAGCAAGACCGTGGCCTCAGTTCAGAGACGTCCTTGACCGGCGGGTACCGTCAAAATACGTCCTGACCGACCACCTCTGGGACTACCTGCAGCGCTATGCCGAAAAGCACCGCGCCGCGGGCAATGGGTTTGGGTTCGGTCTGACGCCTAGGGACGGGTATGCCCGGACACTCAGCGCACGGTATTACAAAGATGGCTCTGAGATTCTTGTGCCGAGGTCTAGGGGGAATCCTCGCCGGCTGACCCCACGCGAATGTGCCCGTCTAATGGGCTTCCCTGAGACATTCAAGATCCCGGTTTCCGACACGCAGGCCTACAAGCAGTTTGGAAATTCTGTCGTCGTGCCGGTCGTTGAACACCTTGCTAAGGCTGTGATGACATCCCTGCGGAGCGAAGAACCTGTAGTGCCGAAACCGAGGCAACTCAGGCTCGTAGCCAGCTAGATGGGAAGCTTATCGCTCGACGCGATGAGGGCTTACCTTAGCCGAAGTATCGCGAATCAGAATCAGAGCAAGAACAAACTGAATGGATTGCTGGCGGAGGTCAGTCTCCGGACCCACCTGACCGACTTGGGGTATGGAAACCGTGTGTCGCCTGGCGGCTGGATTCTCCGCAGGGAGGGTGCCGGCACGTTTGGGCACAACACGGTCGTTGTGTTTCCTGAGGAAGTGCATCCCGATGCGGACCTACCTGCGGGACGTATCCCGGCGAATCCACCATTGGGTCTCCATACTATTTGCGCGACCTTTCACCAGAGCGGGATCCATGCGTACTACTGTGCACCTTCAGTGGCGGTGACTGACGATGCGCTGTCTGTCACTTGGCAGTCCATGCGGCTTGGCCTTCCAGCCGCACAGCCTTGGGAAGCCTATCCTCAGTCATTGGCCGCCGAACAGTTTACGCCACGGCTCCGCCGTTATGCTTTCCTCAAGTACAACACGGACACGGCCCTCATTTTGGACGATGCTGTCCCTGAGGAATTCACGAAAGAGCACCTGCGGATTACGTCGCACAGCGCTTTTCTCTGCGAGGTCTCGGATGTCGACGGCATCTTTTGGGGGCAGCAGTTCACGTATCCCCTCGAGATCAAGGAGAAGACCGTCGCCAATGACAGGCGGATGGGTGATTTCTTCGGTTTGGATGTCGGGCCCTTCGTGAAGCTCGCGTTTTACGCCGCCAAGCGCGGAAACCTTCATTCGCTGTTCATGGTGCGCGAGATTGACAACGCGAATGACCGCAACCTGGTGGATTGGTGGTTCATCACGTTCGATACTCTCGCGCAGTTTGCCTCGTGGGTTCCACAGTCAGGTGGCAGAAGCATGACCGGTGGCGCCAGCTCAGTAGTGAAGATTCCCAAGAGCGAGTTTCTTCCGCTGAACGCCGTCAATCTCGCCACTCTGTAGAATGACATGTCCGATGTCTTCTCGCCTGAGAAGCGGTCTCAGGTCATGTCCCGCATCCGAGGTAAGGGCAACAAGGACACCGAACTTGCGCTTCGGGCCATTCTTCGAGAGAACCGAATCACAGGATGGCGCCGACACCTGTCGCTTCCCGGCACGCCCGACTTCGCCTTTGGCAAAGCAAAACTGGCCATCTTCGTGGATGGTTGTTTTTGGCATTGTTGCCCGAAGTGCTCCAACAAGCCTGCAAACAACCGGGAATTCTGGGCGAGAAAGCTGGCGGGAAACGTGGAGCGCGATGCAAGAGTGAACGCTGCCCTTAAAGCAAGAGGGTGGAGGGTCCTCAGGATCTGGGAACATGAGCTGAAGGACGCGGCTAGGGTGGCCCGACGCGTCCGAGTAGCCTTGGGTCGCTAGGATCTTGCGGCCTTCTTAGCCTTTGCCCACCGTTTCTTGGCCGCGGCGGCCATCTTCGCCCTGGTCTTGGCCGAAATGACGCGGGCCTTCTTCGCGGCCTTCCGCGCCGACTTCTTCGCCCCGCGATGGACGGGTACGGACTGCCCGAACTGCTTGGCCACGCGCTCGCGGACTTCCCCTATCTGGGCCTCCACCTCCTGAAGCTGGCGCATGAGCGTGTCCTTTCGGCCCATGAGGTCGCCCATCGCCGTGCCGATGAACTCGGCGATGCGGTCCGCTACAGTGTCACTTGCTTTCTTCTTCGCCATGCTCTATTTCCAGCTTTCCGATGAAGGCGTCCACGAGATCCCTGACCGAGTCCAGGTCAGGCACGGGCTCGGACGCCTGTTCGTTCACTAGGTCCAGCAGGCCGACCTTGAACTCGCGGATCTCCTTGAGCGTCATAACGGCCTCCGATGAACGATTACGGGGCAGGACGGCATGGAAGTCAAGTAGAAGATTATCCCCGCTATTAGGTGGCAAATTATGCGTTCTATTGGTCCTGTATAGAAAAAAGACCCCCATGCCGTGATGGCTGGGGGTTTGTCGTCCCTGCTACTGGTAGCGGGACATGAACGGGGCGAGCGAGGCCGTCGCACGCATCAGCGGGACCGGCTCCAGCTCCCTGAACGCCGAGGTGAAGGCGTTGCTGACGGACCAGAGGGTCCTGGGGCGGAAGTCGTCATGCTCCGGCTCAAAGTAGTGCCGGGCGACGTCCTTGGCGATGTGCTGCGGGGCATCGATGCCGCGGCCGATGAAGGCGTCGAAGAGTATCTCCTTGGCCCTCACGTCCGGGAGCTCGTGGGACTTCCAGGCGTCAATCTGCCTTTTCATCCCGTCGAAGTTGCGCTGCATCTTCCCGACCGCCTGGTCGATGACCTCGACGAAGTCGAAGTTCTTCGAGTGCTTGCGGGTGACTGGCGTGAAGTCGCCGTGGAAGGCGAGGTTCGTGCAGCAGAAGACCCGGTAGCCGACCGTGAGGCCGAGGCTGAAGCTCTTGTCGTGGGAGTTGCGGCACGCTATCGCGAACCGCAGGCCGTCGCCCTCCTCGTTGATCTCCAGGACGCCGAACATGCGCATGGCATCCTTGTTGACCGCGTATTGGTCAGCCACTACGTCGAACTTGCGGAAGCCCAGGCTTTCGACCAGGGTCTCCACGATTTTTGCGTGGGGGACGACCGTGTGGGTGTCGGTTGACGGCGGCGTGTCCAACCCTAGGAGGTCATGCCTCCCGAGCATCCGGTCGCCGACCGCGTGGCTTACCAGTCCCTGCATCGTGTTTCCTCCTTGTCTCGTACGCGACTGCCCGGAAGCCCTCGTACTCCAGGTTGGAGACGATTTCCGAGGCGATACGCGTGGGGGACCAGTGCTTGCAGCCCTTGGCCCTCCACACGTGGACTTTGTAGATGATGGGCTTACGCGCCATCGTCCGCCGCTTCGTTCTCGTAGCGGGCGTATGCGGTCAGGACAGCGTCGCGGACCTTGTCGGTGCCGTTCTCCTCGTGCGGGCGGAAGAGCGCGAAGCTCCTGCGCTCGCCGTTGACGGAGTAGGCCCGGGCGGGGAACGTGACGTTGCGGCCGGAGCCGGACCTGCGCTCCCAGACAGCGAACCCCACCAGCTTGGAGCCGGCGAGGATGCCTTCCGAGTCGTCAAAGATGACTTCGGCATCGCAGAGCTTGCCGGCGGGCGAGCCCTTGTCGTTGGGCGTGATCTTCACTTTCATGCTGGCCTCCTGTCAGTGGACGGTTGCGGTGGGCGCGAGATTGCGGAACGCGTACATCGCCTGCGCATAGATGACCATGCGAGCGACCTGTTCGGGGGTGGTGTTGGAGACCTCGGCGATTGTGCCGATGCACAGCATGGTCTTCTCGCCTGTGCGGACGAACGCGTTGCCGTCGTAGGTGTAAATCCTAATGGCGAGGGGGAGCATCGTCCTCGTCTCCGTAGTTGCGGTCTGTCAGCGGCCTTTCGGACCGGGTCTGGACAGCCAGCTGCGAGCTGACCGACCAGTTATTGAGGCGAACGCCGCAGGATTTGCAATCCCGCTGTCCGGTCCACGTCTGGCTCATGTTGCAGCGGTTGCACGTGATCTGACGTAGCGGCCTGTTCATCGTTGTCCTCCTTGATGTGTGAAAGGGCGGACAAGGGACCTGGCGAGAGAAACCAGGACCCATGCCCGCCCTTTACGAACAACGGTTCCAATGACTGAACGGCGAGGGGATGACCCTGCCGCAGTTCTGGCACTTGTGGATTTGGGGCTTGGGTTTGCGGATGGGCCTGCGGTGCGAGCGCTGATGCTCGGCGTATTCCTTCGGCCCGTCGCACCATTTCCGGCACCTGGGGCACCAGGGCATGAGCTACTTCTCCAGAATGGGGCGAAGCAGGAAGCCGTAGACGGCCGATGCGTAGCCTAGGACTTGCACGATGGCCTCCCAGGCGGGAGTGCCGACCAGGTACCAGTAGGCGATGCCGGCTCCGATGGCGGCGGCGATTGTGACCATGCGAGTGCCCAACGGGCTAGTGCCCGCGGCGTTCTTGAGGACCTGGACCAGGACCGAGACGAACGCGCCAGTGATGGCGAGGTTTGCGATTTCCATGTGTGTTTCGTTAATTGCTTGTATTGGACCAGCAGGACCTGGAGGCGTCCCACGCAGCCGTGCCGTGGACGGCGATATGGCGGACGGCCATTCTTACGTTTGCGTCCGCGTCAAAGACCGACGTGCCTTTCCTGCCTTCTTCCGTGTTCGCCCACGTACCCGCGAGGTACTGGAAGACGCCCCGTGCCGAGCTCGTCTTGTTGGCGGCGTCCCAACGTAGACCTGACTCACAACGGGCGATGGCAAGGACCAGGTTTCCGTCCAGTCCCATGACGCTGGCATGGTGAAGGATGAGTTGTGCGACTTCCTCTTTGCTCCATGCGCGGAGTCCAGCGGGACTCGCCTGGGGTTCCTGTTGAGGCCTAAAAACAGGCTCTTGAATACTCTCTTGATTAAATCCATAGGGTTCTATCTGCGGCAGGGCTTCAAGCCTGCCGATGTGAGCGGGTTCGCTCGTTAGGTTGGCGGCGGTATCAAGCTCAAAAATGAACAGGTAGCAGAAGGCGAGCAGGGCTGCCAGCCAGACGTATTGCTTGGTTGATATATATGGCCCGTTGCCGCCGTCGCCTGCATCTCGCGTCCCCCCCGTCCTAAAAGGACCGAGGGAAGTTTATGACCCCCAACTATTTGGGCTGGGGGGACGCGCCTCCTAAGTGGCCGTGGCGGTGAATGCTAGGGATTGCGGGGCCCGGGTCGAAGTCCGGGCCCGGTGTTCCTAAAGCCCCGCATTGGGGGGCAGGAAACTGTCCCGTTTGGGACTATCTAAAGCGTAAACCTACAAAACCGGGCTGTAAAGTTGGGCCATTGCTTCGGTTTCCCGCAACATGGGCGGGAGATTATCCACAGGTTCCTAGGAACTGGCGGACTTGAACAGCACGGAGGATGCGACCGGGAACTTGGCGAACTGGGCTTCTGAGAGCTCAATGACGCTCTCGCTGGAGCCGCCTAAGCCGGTGAACGCCTTCCAATCGGCGATGGGGACCAAAGTGTTCCCTACCGCCACGTAAGTCGTGGGGTCGCCCGTTTTCTTGTATCCGACCATGGTTTCAGTCTCCTCAACCGGCAGGTAGCCGACGAGCACCTTCATCGTGTGCGTGACCTTGGAGTACGCCAGGTCCTTGATGAACGGGCTGTAGCTGTCCTGGATAATTATGTATGACGAATTCTTGTCCTTGACGCCTGATATTAAATGCCCCGGCTTTCTGGTCATCAGCGGGCCTTGCTTGAGATGGTAGATGGCGTCGTCCCTCTTTACCACCACGTCCGTCTCCTCGTGGCTGACCCAGCCGTAAGGCAGCTTAAACCGCTTCAGGAACTCCTGCCCCATCGCCACCATCTCAGGCGTGATGCACGACGGGTCGTAGTATTCGACATTTGGCATCTGGGGCACGTCAGGCAGCATGGTTGCCGGGATGAGGCCGGACGTCTTGCGCCCGTCCTCGGCGACGTGACCCATGGAGTTGCCGTTGTTGCCGTCCGGGTCGTTCCAGACGGTGCCGTTCCTGATGGAGTTAAACTGTTCAGAGAAATTGACCTTGCCGTTGGCGTCAACGTAACCATTCGCAGTCAGCCATCTTAGGTGGGCGGCAGGCATCCGGCCCAGCTGGATGTCCCGGTTCATGATTGTCTCTATGACGTTGTGGTGGGCCTGGGTTACGCAGTTGTAGCGTTCGGTGGTTTGCCGCGGGATGCTGGATTGCGGCTCGTTGGTGGGGACAAAAGGCGTATGGTCGCCGTCCGGCACGACAATCTCGTAGTCCAAGTCGCCAGCCGACCAGTCCTCCGCCTTGATGACCTCCTCTTTCAATACGCCGTGGTTTGTTGTGCTGTCGTCCTGGTCTTCAGTCATTTCAGTAAAGCTTTAATGCTGATGGCGAACCCCACGCCCAGAGAAACCGTGTAGAACAGAAACCTTAGAACTTTCTTGGTACCGGCCAAGTCGTCGTAGATCTCCGCTATCGGCTTGAGCTGCTCTTCCAGCATGACCAGCCTTTCGGCGGACTCCTGTCCCGTCCTGGCTGCAACCTCGGCCCTCTCCGAGGCCATCTTCACCTGCTCGGACAGCTTGTCTATCTTCCCGTTGACCGTCAATTTCACGGCTTCCGCGACGTGAAGCCTGATCTCCTCAACCAGTTCCCTATGGTGTGCGTCAAGCGCCATGCGCCTCGTTTCCGGCGCGTTCATGCGGCGCGGCTCCTAGGTTGGTGAGCCCGTGTGTCATGTGTGCTCATTTCCCTAACGTTAATGGCTATTGAAAGGCTATGGATGTGTCCCCTCCCCCACCGAAGGGGTGCCGTTTTCGGGCGTTTTGACCACTTTTCGCCTTCAGTAGGGCAGGGGAGTGGTCATTTATTGGGGTTTTCACTCACCCCTCCCCTGGCCATTGGACCAGGCGGGGGAGGGGCTGGAGACTAACACCACCGTACTTACCGGCAGTCGCGCCGAACCATTTTCCGGCACGGCCTTGGCGCGGGTAAGGCCCAACGTGCGGTAAGGGGTGGGAAAGTGAGGCTACTCTTTGGGGGCAGTCGCGGCGATTATCTCTTGAAGGATTGTCAGTGCCTCCGCTGCCTGTGGGTCCTTTGGTGAAACGCTCACCTGACTCGCTAGCTTGTTGATGACCGAAACCGCCTTGTCAGATAGTTCAATCGTCATTCGTGTATGTATGGGTCCACAGCAGTGGGGCTGGGAACCTGTTAATAACTCCTTGGCTGCCGCCAGTCCCCTGGCGAAAACCTTTTTTTCGCACACGTCGCAGAACCAGTGGCCACACGCCTTACAGTAGGTGATTGCCAGAGTCTCGCGGCAAACGTGGCATTTACCTAGGCGTGCCATCCCTCGGCTCCGTCTCCCTGCGCCGTATGTCCGGCCGAAGGGGTATCGCGTCGGTCCTCACGGCCCCGACCACGACGTCCTCGCCCCTGGGGTTATCCACGACCTTGCGGGTGCGCTGGTACACGCCGACCATCCTCGTGCTGGCCGGTATGGGAGCGTCTACGCCACCGATGACGCAATAGAGGTTCTCTGTGGGCGTTCCCATCCAGGCGTTGAGGTCGGCTCCGTAGAGCAAGGCGTCCCTGCCGTCAGCGAGCCGGACCCACAGCGGGCCAAAATTCAGTTCGCTTAGTATCGTGATGTTGGACGGAAGGTTCAAAAACTCCCCCTTGTCCGCTGTCTGTTGCCTGTATTTGAGCATATGGTTGGGTTAATTACTGGACGATGAAGACCCTGCGAGCCGTCGTTGCTTCCTTGAAGGACATAGAGGCAATAGCGTAGGTCCCGGACTGGGAGTAGTTGTGCGTGTGCGTGGCATCTCCAGAAGATGTCGGGATGCTGTACGCCGATATGACGCAGTCGCCGCCGTGGTCGTGGTTCGTCAGCTCCGTGCAGTTGGTTGTAGTGGGAGCACCGACGTTGTTGGCGTTGGAGTTTGAGCAGCTGACGACCAATTCGTTTGCCCCTGCTTGGGTACTGGTGATGGACGGGTTCTGCGTCGTGCCGGTGGTGCTGCTGGTGTCGTCTATGGAAACGGCCGCCCCGGCGTCCGCCCAGCCTACGGCGATGTAGCCGTGGTGCAAGTTGGTGGACGAATAGCTGGCGACGATGTTGTATGTCCCGTTGTCAGGCGGGTTGACCAGATAGAAGCAGGCGACCAGGTTCACCCCCGCGTCTGGCGCCGGCCCCGCCGACATCGCCTGGCCGTTCCACGTCACGCCGGTCACAGTCGCGGTGGTGGATGTTAAAGTGGCGAACACGAAGCCGATGCTGTTTGTAGCCAGGTTAGGGACCGCCACCGAGATGGTGTCGGATGCGGAGTTGGTTGAGCCGAATGCCTGCTCGGCCGAGCCGATGTTGGAAAATGCCATTAGGGTCTAGGCGTCTTGCCTGTAAAAGATGGTCACGTTCAGCGAGGTGGGTGTGCCGGACAATGCGGTGGTCTCCAGCCAGACGAACGAGTCGGCCGGGACAGTCGCGTCGTTGAACGACGTGACCACGTTGCCGGTGGTGGTGGAGTTGGCGACCGTGCCGGAGGTCACGACTTCGTTGCCGGCGTTGTTTCTGTCGGTGTGGTGCCTGATGGTCGTGGTGGCGGACGTGGAGCCGGTTATCACGAAGACCATCTTGGTGATGGTTATGGCGTCATCGGTGTAGAAAAGTGAGATGTCCTCCGATGCCGTGGGGTTTTCCACAGTCACGGACTTGGACATAATCGGCGTGATGACCCGCTCGGCCGTGCCGTCGTGGAAGTTCACCGTGCCGGAGGTCGTGTCCACGCAGACCTCACCGGCAGCATCCACGGTCGTCCCGCCCGCCCCGTTGGGGACTTCCAGGGAAGTGGCCCCGCCCGCGTCCAATCCGCCGCCCGCGAGCGTCAAGAGGCCAGCGGCGTGAGTCAGCGTGACGTTCCCGGCGTTGAAGTTGATGACAGCACCAGAGGCCAAGAACAAGTCGGACCAAGCTGTGCCGGACGCTCCCAGGGCGCTCCCGTCGTTAGAATTGGGTTTCACGACGGAGGTGTCCACGACCATGTAGGTGGTGTTGCCCACCTGGAAGGCGTGTGTCCCTGACGTGTTGTACGCCATGCTGGTCGGCAAGCCGCCGCCGCAGCAGGAGCCGCCGAAGGTGAAGGGAACATCGGCGTTATACCCGCCCCAGGCGGAGTCCATCACGTTGCCGTTGCCGACGTTCGCCAAGAAGTGCGCGTCGTTGGCGTTGTTGGCTACCAGGAGGTTGAAGGCCGTGCCTCCCGTGTCCTTGCCCTGGAAGCCGAAGTTGTTGTCCAGGATGATATTTGAGTCAAACGTGTAGCCGGAAGACGCACCGGCAAAAGCCAGCGTATTGGCCGAATGGGTGACGGTCACGTCGCCGGAGTTGAAGTTGATGACCGCACCGGAAGCCAAGAACAGGTCGGACCACTTCAGGGACGTGGTCCCGAGAGAGTTACCGTCATCGGACGAGGGGTCGGACAAAAGCCCGCCAAGGTTGGTCAGCGTCACCTTTTGCGTCACCGGCGTCCCGGTCGGGTCATCTACCATCGGCATAATGTCGGTGAACGCGGGGGTTGTGTTCTCGGTCAAGGCCGAGATTTTTGTGTCTGCCATTAGAGCAAAATCCTGTCGTTAGTTTCCAAAAGCAGGTAGTCCGCCGTTTCCATCAAGAGCGCGTCGGTTGAGGGGGCGGCGGCGGTGAAGACCCTGTGAATGCTAAGTAGGAGAAGCGACATCTACTTGTAGAAAACGTTGATAATTACGTCGTTGGCGGAAGGCGCTCCGGTGTCGGCGTCGGCTACGCCTGTCGTGGCGGCCACGCAGATGGCGGTGCTAAAGGGGATACCCAGCCCGCCGTTGAACAGCGCACCGGAGATGTCGTCGGATGTATTGCCGGGAAGCCCGATGGTGATGACCGGGGTGGTCGTGCCCACGGCGACGTTCGCGGCCGTGTCGTTGTAGAACTTCAGCCACCGAGTGCCCGCCGAGGTGTTCGTGAACCAGACCCCGTATACCTGTCCTGCCGACGCCTTGACCTCCTCCTCCGACTCGTCCAAGTCAATGGAACGGTGGATTGAAAGCCCGCCCGAGGTGCGGGGGACCAGGCCGACGTCGCCGATGGCGTTCGTCCCCGCGGCGATGCTGGAAACCTGGACCGCGAAAGTTCCGCCGTTGTCCACGGTGATGGAGTTGCCGGAGTCGTTGATGCCGACCTCGTCCCAGGTTCCGGACTGCGTGACGGCTATGGTGGCGTTGTTCAAAGTGACGTCACCGATGTCCACGCCGTCGTTGGCGGCCAGTTTGCCGATGGCGTTCGTGCCCGCGGGAAGTGAGCCCACGACGTCCACCTGGACTTCGGTGCCCGTAATCGCCCCGTTAAGGGCGGTGAGGCCGGCGTTGGAAACCGGCTGGGTTGACCCCGAGCCGTCCACGGTCACGGTGCCGGAGACCCCGACCGTGCCGTCCACGGTAATCGCGCCTCCGCCGTCGTCCACGGAAAGGGTGCCGCCGTTGTCGGTCGCCGCCACGATGAGCCTGCCGTTGGCGTCCATCAGCGCCGGAGAAACGTCCCCGTCGGTGACGGTATGCGGAGTGCTCTGGTACACGCCGCCGACCAGCAGATGTTTGGAGGTGTCGTTGGTCCAGTCCGCGTCGTCCACGTAGACCGCGTCGTCAAGGAGCTGCAAGGCGGTGGTCTGCGTCTGCTGTTCCGCCAGGGTGGAGGCCCCGGTGGGCAGGGCGGAGGAAAGCACGTCCACGTCGCCGATGTTGTTGGTACCGGCAGGGAGGGACGGGAGGGTGACCACGTCCACGTTCCCTATGTTGTTGTCCCCTGCGGCGATGGAGGCTATATCTACGTTCCCGATATTGTTATCCCCGGCCGCTATTGAAAGGATGTCAACGTCGCCGATGTTGTTCGTACCGGCGGCGAGGTTCGCGGTCACGGTACCGGAAACCGTTTGGGCCGCGACACCGTCCTCAACGAGGATCATCAGCTCGTCGGTGTCGGACATTGACGTCGTGTCGTATTCCAGCGTCAGGGTGTCCGTGGCGAGGGTCCCGCCCTTGGAGGCGTCGGCGAAGTTGTAGATGATTATCTGGTCGGTGACGTTGACTATCAGCTGTATCCCGGCGAGGCCGACGTCTGAAAAGTCCGCGTGGACTACGGTCTGGGCGGAAGCGTCAAACGTATAGGATGTTAAGCGCTTTTTCATTGAATGCGGTTAATTAAAGGGCGACCGAGTACGCGATGACCAATGCTTCCGATACGCCTCCGCCCACGCCCGAAATCTCGGCGTCCACGTAAGCCTTGACGCTCTGCTGGGTGGGGACCTTGGTGGCCGAGTTGGACGTCATGGCGTCCTCGTCAATGACGAACTGCATGGCGGCGGTGGATGTGTCCGAGTTCATGACGGCCCCGGCCGCATCCACGTTCGTGGCGTCCGTCACGTCGGCCAGCGCCTCTATCCCGGCGAGCTTGGTCTGCTCCACGGCCGTATAGACCTTGTTGGTCGTC